ATGACTGGATGATTGATTCTATCATGGAACATCAAGAGATTAAGGGCAGGAGGGCTTAGTGTATGGTAAGTAAGCGCGAGATAGAGCAGGAAAACGGCCGATACACTAAAACCAGGCCACCACAGAAAAAATATCGTATACCCTTTGGAGCAATTTGTTATAGGCACATGGGGCATAATCCCTTTCGAGACGCAGCACGACTGCGAGGGCAGCCTGGGGTTCTTGCTGGCCAACAAAGCCGGGGAGAAACTGCTGTTCCTGACGGACTCTTATCGGAACGTCTCCAGCGGAGTGCTGCCGTTGGCGATGAAGAACCGATTGATACAAAGCCACTTTAGCCTGGAGAATGTGAAGGAGTTCCTGAAGGCCAACGACTTAAGCATGGTGCAGGGGATTTGGCTGGTCCACCTTAGCGATGGGAACAGCGATGCCGAACGGTTTAGACGGGAGATAATGGAGCTTACCGGGAAGCCGGTATACATCGCCGAGTAAAACTAAACGGGGGCCAATAGGCCCCCGGTGGGGAGGGATACCATGGATAAACCTATCATCTTTTCAACTGATATGGTCAAGGCAATCTTATCAGGACGCAAAACGCAAACCAGGCGGGTGATTAAGCCGCAACCACCATTGGCTCGCTGGGGAATTTCACAACCTTGGGAAACCTCTGCTTTTGAAGTTGATAGAAAATTATATAAATGCCCCTATAAGCCAGGCGACACTCTTATTCCGGCGAAAGATATAATTGGCTACGATGTCCAATATTGTGCCGACTTCTTTGGAAATATCTGGTCAAAAGCAAGTGGAGAATGGAGGAAACTCAAAGCCAATGAAACAGCGGGTTATTTGCGCTTAACCCTTCGCATGAATGGCAAAGACGTTAATCGAACAGTTCATAAATTAGTTTGTGCCGCCTATTACGGAGACCCGCCTTTTGGGGGCGCAGTTGTTAGGCATCTTGATGGGAATAGTTTAAACAATGCTCCTGACAATCTTGATTGGGGAACATATTCGCAAAATTGGGATGATGCAAAGTTTCACGGCACCATGATACACGAAAAACACCATAACGCAAAAATTACCATGGAAATTGCCGAGCGCATGAGGGAGTCAGGTAAAACCGCGTGGGAATTATCTAAAGAATACAACCTTGCGCCTAAAACAATTAACCGTATTCTGAACGGGCAAACATGGAAACCCGCATATGAACAGGCACCTCCTAATATGCCCCGCGAGGCAAGCCGAATTAGGCTGCTGGTTAAAAGTGTGCGAGTTGAACGGGTGCAAGACATAATGCCTGATGATGTTTTACTTGAGGGTTTAGTAGACGTAGGAACGGAAGTGAATGCACTTGATAGGTTTGCAGAATCGTGGGACAGCATCAGCGCTAAGAGAGGATTTGGCTGGGTAACAAATCCTTACGTTTGGGTAATCGAATTCGAGGTGATTTAGATGGACGAATTAAAGCCTTGCCTCAAGCAACGAGGGCATTCTGCTGAAACGAGAGCGAAAATGAGCGCGGCAAGAATAGGCAAACATTATCCAAACGCTCAAACGCACGGAATTACAAATACAAGTATTTATGGCGTATGGCAATCCATGCGGCAAAGATGTAATAACCCAAACAGAACAAAGTACAAGGACTATGGGGCGAGAGGAATAAAAGTATGTGATGAATGGCAGAATGCAGAAACTTTTGCAAAGTGGGCTAATGAAAATGGGTACCAGCCCGGATTGCAAATTGACAGAATAGATAATAACGGAGATTATAGCCCCGAAAACTGCCGATTTGTAACGCCAAGAGAAAACAGCAGGAATCGTAGAAACACAAAATATCTCACGCTTAACGGAGAAACAAAAAGTGTTGCCGAATGGTGCGAAATTGTCAATATAAGCCCTTTCACAATCTACTGGTGGTACCGGCAACGGGGTAGAAAATATGCCGAAAAAAGAGTGGGGGACGCATTAAGATGAGTGAAGAACTTTTACCTTGCCCGTTTTGCGGGAATAAATATGTACGGCTGGTTGGGGACCCCATCTTAAACTATTTTGTCATTTGCACTATACACAGCAATGGATGCGGGGCGTCTGCGTCCCGCAAGACAACTGAACAGGGAGCCATAAAAGCATGGAACAGGAGGTCGTGCGAGTGTGCAAACAATGCGGCCATGACACCCGGCGTAGCGGCCTCCGTGAGGTAGAGGGCATCTGCATTAGCTGCTGGCACGATAAGGCAACTGCTGCCGACGAGCTGCTGGGCGAGGTGGACCGACTAAAACGGCTCTATGGGGCAAATCTGGCGGTGGCACCGAGGTCGATAATGCGAGTTATTGAGGCCGCGGATCGGCTGAGAGAGGGGGATGCCCGTGTACCAAGGCCAATTAGCCGATCTGCGAGAGTACAGCGCTAATCCGTGGGTTAAGGATTTAAACAGCAAAGCGATTCGGGACAAGCATCGCCACCAGCGGAAGCATTTATCCCGGACAAGCCTACATTGGCCTGATGGCTTTGAGATAGGCAAATCCGTCCAGTGGGAAACACATCATACCAAGGATGGCAGAGTCAGCGGGTGGCGGCCTAAGCAGGGCAGGATCATCGCCATCAACCAATGGCACGCGACTGTGGATACTGGCAAGTACCTGGACAGCATAATGCTTAAGGATTTGTATGTTGGCCGAGCGAGGCTGGTTTAGGGGGTGGGTGAGACTTGATTGAAAGGAAGCCAATATCTAAAAAGATACGGTTTGAAGTGTTTAAAAGAGATAGTTTTAAATGCCAATATTGCGGGAAATCAGCCCCGGAGGTCATCCTGCACATTGATCATGTCATACCTGTATCGGAAGGCGGCAAAAATAATCTGACCAACCTTGTCACCTCATGTATGGATTGCAATCTTGGCAAGGGAGCAAGGTCATTGAGCGATAATTCCATTGTCGAAAAGCAGAAAGCCCAGCTTGACGAGCTTAATGCGCGTAGAGAGCAACTCAAGATGGTGGTTAAGTGGCGGGATGAATTAAATAAACTTGAAGATGAGCAAGTCGATCACATTGAGAAGCGGATTAGGGAGTTGTCGGGCGCGTCACTATCTGACTATGGGCGCAGTCAAATAAAAAAGATGAACAGGAAGTTTGACTTCACTTTAATCCTAGATTCAATTGAAAAGTCGGGCTTGCAGTACCTTAAGAGAGACGGAAAGGGCAATTTTACAGGGGCATCTATCGAAAAGTTTATTGATTATATTCCTAAAATATGCAGTAGCGTTCTCCTTGAGGAGAAATTCCCCGAAATTAAAGATATCAACTATATCAAGGGAATTCTGAGGAATCGAATCGGCAGCGATGCGGCCGAAAATGGAGTGTTTTTGGTAAGGCACGCATACAACGAGGGAGTCCCCCTTGAAATAATCAGGAGCATTGCGAGGTCCGTTGATAGTTTGGCTGAATTTAGGGATGCCATAGACAACGAGATGTATTAAGGGGGCGAGTTGGTTGCCTAATAGGATCTTAAAGGAGTCAATCTGTACCAGCGACAACATTAATGAGTTATCGCCTTACGAGGAGATATTTTTTTATAGGTTAATTGTGAATTGCGATGATTACGGAATAATGGATGCCCGGACAAGCATCCTTAGGGCCAAATGTTTCCCGCTTAAGATAGATTTAATTAAAGAAAGCGACATTGAGGACTGGCTTATTAACTTAATTGATGCCGAACTAATCTTTTTGTATGAGATTGAAGGTAGAAGATACTTGAAAATGACATCTTGGGAGAAGCACCAACAAATACGCGCACATAGAAGCAAATTTCCTATGCCCGATAGTGGCGGATATCACCTGAAATCAGATGATATCAAAAGTCCCCGTAATCCAATCCAATCCAATCCAATCCAATCCGAATCCGAATCCGAATCCGAATCCAATCCGAGAGAGTTAGTGTCAGACGATGCGCCTGACGGCGCACACTCGCGCTCTGAAAAAGTACCTTTTACTGCAATTATTCAAACATACAACTCAACCTGCAGGTCACTTCCAAAAGCACAAACTGCAACAGAAGGGCGCAAAAGGGCAATGCGGGTGCTTTGGAAACGGGCACCCGACCTGGATCAAATAACCGATTTATTCAAAAGGGCAGAGGCCAGCGACTTTTTAACCGGCCGCGATGGCAAATGGACCGGGTGCGGATTTGATTGGCTGATTAAACCGGCTAACATGACTAAGCTGCAAGAAGGAAACTACGACAACAAGGAGCCGCCAAAACCAAAGTCAGACTTTTTCAGCGGAATAAATGAATGGGCTGAACGGGAGGGGCTGCAATGACCAAAGCTGAGTTTGCCAAAATAGCGGCGTACTTATCGGCAGGGATCGGGAAAAAGATGCCGTCAGAGACCATGGATGTTTGGTTTGATATTCTCCAAGACTTGCCGGCCGAACTGGCATTAATGGCGGTAAAAAAGGCATTGTCTACTTACGAATACGCTACGATTCCACCTATAGGAGTGATTTATAAGTCGGCGGTTGAATTAGTGACGGCTTCTATTCCCTCCGCTTCCGGTGCATGGGCTGAGGTGCAGAATCAAATCCGGCTGGTTGGTTCATACGGAAAACCAACTTTCAGCGATCCGCTTATATTTAAGACTGTATCAGCCATGGGCGGGTGGGTAGACTTATGCCGCAGTGAAGAACCAGCCGGCGTTATCCGAGCGCAGTTTCTAAGGATTTACGAAGGGCTGCTGGAAAGCGAAACGGAGCGGACTGAAAATGCAGCCTTGCTTGAACGAATTGCACCGACTAAGCCGCAAATAGTACAGCTAAAAGGGGGCGCGCTTAGTGAGTCCTGAGCGGATAGAGGCGTTGGTCAAGAAGGCCAAGGACGTTTGCCCCGGGTGCCAGGGAGATAAGTGCGACTTAGGTACTCGCGGCTGGATCTGGGCATATGACGCGGAAACCAGTGCGCAGATGAACGCAAGGTTTATCAACTACGGGCCATGCTTCGGCGTGGTAAGGTGCAGCACTTTTAAGGGGGCGAAGGCATGAACATAGCACGGGTATTTCCGAGAATCACAAAGGCCACCCCCAAGGATGATTATACCTTTTTCGATGTTCCCGGGATGTTTTTGCCACCGATTGACGAGGTCCATGTATCCGTTGCCTTTACCTATGACCTGCCAAAGGCTGAGTGGTTGGCCAAACAATGGGAAGCGGTGGCACCGGTAAAGATCGGCGGACCGGCACTAAATGAACCCGGTGGCGAGTTTATCCCCGGTAGATACCTTAAGCATGGTTATGTCATAACTTCCCGTGGCTGTCCTAATAAATGCTGGTTCTGTAGTGTTTGGAGGCGCGAGGGTAGCGAGATCAGGGAATTGGAAATCAAAGAAGGAAACAACATACTGGACGATAACCTGCTGGCCTGTTCCGATCAGCACATTATAAAGGTTTTTGAAATGCTAAAAAAGCAGAAATGCGGCAGGCCCATATTTACTGGAGGATTAGAGGCAGCGCGGCTGAAACCGTGGCATGTTGCCTTATTTAGAGAATTAAAAACCAAAGAAATGTTTTTCGCTTACGATACGCCGGATGATTACGAACCGCTGGTGGAAGCGGGACGGATGCTGCTGGATTCAGGATTTACGGCTGCATCACACGTCCTAAGGGCCTATGTGCTGATCGGTGGGCCAAAGGACACCATTGAAAAGGCAGAAAAGCGCCTAATCCAAACCATTAAAGCGGGATTTATGCCCATGGCCATGCTCTATCGGAACAAGGCTGGAGAAGTTAGCGACGAATGGGTGAGTTTTCAGTGGCATTGGGCTAATAAGTGGGTAGTAGCTACCACAATGAAAAAAGTGCGAGGGGCATGATTTGATGGCAACAGACAAACAGACCTGCTCTAATTGCGCCAATGCGGAGGTGCAGACGAAAATCGGCACCGTGGCGGTGGACTGGTCCTGCAAGTGGAGGCCAGGGAAGAAGCTGACAAGGCATACTCTGGCGTGTTTGCAGTACAAGGCGAAGGAGGCGGGGAAATGAGAACCTTTTTTGTTGTGCGGGTGAGTCTTGGAATCGGGTTTGTCCTGGGTACAATCTGGACCGGGCATTTTAATTCGATAAAGGAGAACGAGCATGACCTGTAAGGATTGCAAGGGCGGTAATTGTAGCGTTTGTGATTGGATTAAATCAGAGGAACATAAAAACTGTCAACATGAAGAAGTGCAAAAGATTGAAAGGCTTGCTTTGTGCCGTTGCGTAGATTGCGGCAGGATTGTAAGCTATGACGCGATTATCGAAATGGTCAAAGGGGAAGGTGAATGATGACCCGCTATGCAAGAGGCCACAAACTGCCAGATGCTGGTATCCAATACCGGAAGGCCGTAGAGCAAAGGCTTACCGAATACGGCTATCCAGAAGGCATGAATCCACAAAAGCACCAAGCGGCAACAGCCATCAAAAAAGTAATCCGGATAAGGACCGGGGTAAAGGTAAGGGCCGGCGGTTGGATGCCGGAGGATGAAGCAAACAGGTGCCTTGTGGAGTTAGATAAAGTATTACCAAGGAGGGACAAGCAATGACGAAAACGGAAGCCAAACGGAATGGATTAATATGCGTGAACTGCGACAGTGGCAATCTAATCCTAGTCCTGGATTTTGGAGACGATGAACCGGCTAAAAGCGTAAGCACGTCATACCGCTGCGAGGACTGCGGCGAGGTGCATTTTATTTGCAAGATTTATTTAAACGCCTTTGCCGCCGGTGGTCTGGAAGGACTGCACATAGCCAACGAACCGCTCACAGCCGATGAGCTAAGGCAGCGTGATGGGGAACCGGTTTATCTGGAGTTTGGCGATGGAGGGCAGGGATGGGCGATTGCCTGTAACGACGGAGAATGGATGCGGTTTGCCGGCGTAGACTTTGAGGACGAATGCCCCGAAATGGCTTTTCTGAACATGGAACACCAAGACCCGGCTGGGCATTATGGCTTGCACGTTTTGGGCTGGAGGGCTTATCGGAGCAAGCCGGTAAGGGAGGAATAAGATGCTTATATCAACAACCAAGCCAATGACTACCGGGGAACTTAAAAGACTCGATGAGGACTACGCAAAGGTATGGCCGTTTTGTATGGCTAAAGCCTTGCAAATTGAGCCGGAGGAGATATACCCGGCGGGCATAGAGCAAGCCTTAGCCACGCTAACGGAGCGTGAAGTCAGGATTATTCGGCAGCGGTTTATGGAGCGGAAAACCCTGGAGAACACGGGGAAAACGGAAGGCATAACCCGGGAGCGAGTCCGGCAAATCGAAGCGAAGGCCATCCGCAAGCTGCGGCACCCGTCTCGAGCGGCGATGTATAAAGCGGTGCCTTATGCGGAGCTGAAGGCACATTGGGCGGAGTACTACAAGCTTAAAGCGGAGTATGAGCAAGTGGCCGAAGCGTATAGGGCGCTGAGCGATCGGCCAGCGGAGGAAGTGGTCCGGGAAAACGACATACTGCAAAAGCCGCTAGATGAATTGGACTTGTCCGTACGGTCTTACAACTGCCTTAGACGGGCAGGGAGGGACACCATTGGCAAGGTGGCTGACATGAGCATAAGCGAGCTGGAAAAGGTGCGGAACCTGGGCAGGAAGTCGCAGGAGGAAGTTGTGGCGAAGCTGGCGGATTATGGATTAAGGCTAAGGGAGGAATAGCGGTGGAATTTCCAGTATGCAAATTTGTTAAAACCGCATCGATTACAGAGCAGTGGCAACACGTGCGCAGTGAAGCTATGGAAGTACAAATTGCCATTGTGGAGCTGAGGGAAGCAACCAGCGAGGAAGAACGGTTTTGCAAGGCTGTAAAGGTGGCCGAGGAGCTGGCCGACTTGCGGCATAGCGCGGAAACTCTGGCTCGGATAGTAAAGAGGGAATACCCAGAGATTGAATTAGGGCCTGTTGATGAGGCGGTTGTTTATAAAAATAAACTGCGGGGTTATTACGATGATTAAGCGGCCCAGCGCCACCAGCAAGTATAAATCCAAAAAGGTTACGGTTGACGGAATAACCTTCGACAGCCGCAAAGAAGCCAAGAAATACATGGACCTGAAGCTGCTGCAAATGGCTGGAGAGATAGTAAGTTTTGAACTACAGCCGGAATTTGAGCTGCAGCCTGGGTACCGCGATAAGGATGGTAAATGGATTCGGCCTGTTAAATACCGAGCGGATTTTAGAGTGGTTTACCCAGGCGGCAGGGTTGTCGTGATCGACACAAAGGGGTTTCGGACCAAAGACTACAACATCAAGAAAAAGATGCTGCTCTACAGGTACCCAGACATTGAGTTTGTTGAAGAATAATGGAGTGATCGCCGGATGTTTAAAATCAAACTCGAAGGGACTGAGCTTGAGTTAAGGCCGAGCGGATCCAAGCGATGGAATGTAATAGTTCAGGTTCGGATAAGGTACGGACGAAAAAAAGACGAGCTGCTGTATGGGCACCTGGTACTGCCGTTTTCGAATAAGGATTTGGCTAATAATGCAGCAGAACGGATACGCGAAGAGGTGAAGTCAGTTGAGAATAGTACCACTCGGCCACAAACTGCCCGAGGAAGAACATCAGCGGCGGTTAGCGGCATACCGACAGGGCATGAGTGACCCGGAGATAGCTAGGGAGTTGGGATTAAGGCTAAGCGCAATAACGAACTGGCGGAACAGAGCGGGGTTAAGGCGGGTGAACAAGCGGAAAAAGGCTGCTAAACCTCTGCCTGATAACTTTAAGGTTAGGCAGATAGACAAGCCATCACCGGAGCAGCTGGCCAAGAATAAACGGCGATTACGGGGGCTACTGGATGCGGATTGGTAAGGAGGTAGGGAATGGAGCATATAGTCAGCTTTAGCGGCACAAGCCATCGAGGAGTGCCTGGACACGATCCACTCAGCAGAGACGCTGATCCGAGTGATCCAGCGGGAGTACCCAGGGATTGACCTGGCGGCAATCAAAAAAGAGGTCATCTGTAAAAATGCCATGAGGGGGTATTACGATTGATCGTTTGTCCAGTGATGGGCGATGAGTGTGCGCGGGAACGGGCGGCACAGCTGGAGAAGGCAAAGCGAGAGCTGCTGGACTACCTCCGGAGGCAGGTGGAGGAGAATAGACGAAGGCTGGAAGTGGAAGCCGATCACGGCTGGCGGAGCTTTTACACGGGACGATACAACGAGGCGGAGCAGACTTATCTTTGGGCAAAGCGGGAGTTTAAGGATTAAGGGGGTAATGGGATGAGGGAGATTAAATTTAGGGGAAAAGCCATGCTGACTGCCGAGAGGATGGAGGAGCTTGAGATTCCGCATGAAAACAGATGGGTATGCGGGTATTTGATAGATAACTATATAACCGGCGAGGTGGTGGATGCAGATGATGGGTTTATTGTCCCCGAGTGGTGGGCAAAAGTCGTGCCTGAAACTGTAGGTCAATACACCGGGCTAAAGGACAAAAACGGAACGGAGATTTACGAGGGGGATATTGTAGAAATCACATATCCAAAAATTAAAGGAGTGCAAGAAACTGGATCAGAACGGGGGCAAATCCTTTTTAATCCGCGTAAAGGCTGTTTTGCCTGGGAAGAACCGGGAACGAAGGTTTTATATTCTTTAACCACTGATGACAAAGCCAATGAGGTTATCGGCAATATCCACGATAATCCTGAGCTGTTGGTGAGGTGATTGCAAGGTGATTTGCACTAAGTGTGGGGTTGATCGGCCGGCGACAGATTATCATGTGCAAAATGGGAAGCCAAAGCGAACCTGTAAGATTTGCTGTAATGCCAGAAGCAAGGCATATAGGGACAGGGATAGGGAAAAGGGTAAGAAGCAGATTGTTACGAAGTATGGCGGCAGCAGGGAAATGGTAAGTGTGCCACCTTGGCCGCCGAATGTGCGGGTTGGAGCAGAGATAACCGTCGAACTGGATGTTGACCTGAGGGAAAGGGATGCGGAAACAGCTACTTTCAGCGGAGTGGTGATTTACTTAGACAAGTGCAAGGCGATTCTTAAAGGGCCGCGTTTTAAGCGGACTGTGGAACGGGTGGACATACATACTAGGCATTGCAGGGTATTAGGTTAGGGGGTGGGAGCCGTTGACGCTTGATCGTGAGTGTCGAGAGGATAACAAAAAAGTGGCTGGCTGGTTGCTGTGGTATCCAGAGCGGAAACGGGAGTATGAGCAACGCAGAGAGGCTATCCTGTACGCTTCGCCTGGGCCGCCTGACGGGATGCCTAGAGGTACGGAGGTACCCGATCCGACAGGGCGAAAAGGGGCAAAGCTGGGTAATTTGGAAAACGACGAAGCTTGGATTTGCTTGGTGGAGGAAGTGGAGTCTAAACTACCGCCTAAGATGCAGGTATTTTTAAGACTGAGACGTGAGGCTGAGTACACCAAGACCGGGTTAAGGGGTAGGCCAGGCTGGGTGGCTTATGTGCAGGACCACTATGCCAAGGAGATGGCCAAAGCCAACAATAAGCGGCCATCGGATTATTGGATTGAGGATCGGACATTTTTTTCCTGGTGGGACAGAATCGTGACATATGCAGTGGTAAAAGCATCCAAAAGGGGGCTATTGCGATAAAGATGAGTGATGATGCGGTAAAGAGATTAGCGACTGGAATAAGCCTTTTTGCGGTGTCTGATTTAGACGCGACGTATAAAAAGACCATGAAGCTGCATAAGGTGTGCTGCAAGGGTGGCAAGTGCGATACGGAAAAGTTAATTAGCCATTTAATTAAGTTCGTGGCGAGGAAGGATTATACTTCGTTGCCGTTTAGACAATGGTTTGAGCATTCAGCTTTGGATTATTTTAGTAACAGTTGGGGCGAGGAATTGCTGGGTGCAGCGGGAATTTCTTATTTACCTAAGGATTTTAAGGATAGGCTGGAGTTTTTAAAAGGTGTTTATGATAAGTGCAGACCATGTATGCAAAGGTGCATTAAAG